CCATATGTATGCGGAGCGAGTGCGCCCATCCACCACGAACCCGCACGATTGTCCCGATGCACAAGAGCAACTACATCCTAGTGACGAACACCGAGGATCTGAAAGGCATCAACAACAAAGGAGGGTTCTACCGATGATCGGCTGGAACGGATGGAAGCGAGGTGATATCTGCGTGGCGCGAGAAGTGAACGGGCGATGGTGCGTCCTGCGGATCGCGGAGCAACAGAACTACAGGGAGTGGTCGGGCTGCTTTTCGGTCGTCTACCCCAAAACAACAGAGGCTAAAACACTTGACAAGTCTGTAATAGTTTGATATAATGCGAAGCATAATAAGAATCCAACGACGTATAAACAAATGTTTACAAAACGGAGGCACGAGTGCAGACATTCCTACCAAGCCCGTCATACATAGAGTCAGCGCAGATGCTCGACTACAGGCGATTGGGCAAACAACGAGTCGAGTGCAAGCAAATTCTTCTGGCCTTGCGAAAGCGACAGGGCGGGTGGGTCAACCACCCCGCAACCAAAATGTGGCGCGGCTACGAGTACGAGTTAGCGTCATACGGGGCATGTATGTGCCGCGAGTGGGCACAGCGAGGGTACAGGGACTCACTACTGCCCTTTTTTGAGACTTGGGCATGGATGCAGGAGCAACAGGGAGACGAGACGAGGATCCCACCGTGGCTAGGTGACGAGCGGGTACACGCATCGCACAGGAGCAACTTGTTGCGGAAGGATCCCAAGTACTACGCCCGTTTCGGATGGGCAGAGCCGGACGACATGCCCTACGTCTGGCCGGTTGAGTAAGAGGCAACAATTCATAAACAGATGTTTACAGGAGTGCGAACGTGGATAACAAAGAACAATTCAACAGCAAGTACGACACCGAGCCTTGCGGATACGAGCCCGACGAGATTGAGATTCTGGAAGAACTGTACACACAAGAGCGTACGGCTAACGACCAGATCATCGAAGCCCTGAAAGCCCTATCGACGGGCACACCGGACGATGCCCTTGCGGGTATCAGACGGATACTGGAGGACGGATATATGTATTTCGGTGAAGTCCGGCCATGGGATCGCCCCAAACTGGACACGCTGATCAAGTACCCAGAACAACTAGATATGTTTGAGGAGTGCGAGCAATGACTGCTAGACATGTTTACCGATACACATTCGACGGTATCAAAAGCGTATACGACGCCACCAAGCCGATTCGTGGGCGGTCTGCGGACATCAGACCGTTGGGTGATCGACGCCGTGATTGGGAGCGAGTCGAGAAGATCGACGAGGATACGTACGCCTACCACCTGTACCAGACCAACTGCGTGACCATCAAGCGGGACAACAGCATCACGCTAACCACTAACGGGTGGAACAGCGTATCGACTGCGGAGTTCATGACTTCATGGAGTCCGTTCGTCGTGATGCGTAAGAGCAGGGTGCTGTGGGCTCTTATAAACGGTGTTTACATTCCGATACTCAAGCCGCTGACTGTGCAAGTGGATGAGAACGGCAGATATGCACCCGAGCCGACGACGTATCTGGTCAAGGTGATGAACAAGCAGCGAGCCAAGGAAGCACGCAAGTTGTTCGATCCGTTCCTGAAGTTCAGCAAGTCGATCCTGAAGTTGTCGGATGGGTGGATCAACTACGAGACACGAGAGCAGGTACAACAAGAGAGACTGGACAACCTAGTCGCGAAGGGCATCTACGATACGAAATCGTTTTCCATGTGGGAGACGTACACCAGCACGGATGAGTCGATGTACATGATGATGCTGTGTGAGTTGACCGACAGCATCCGACCAATCGAATCGAGAGGCAAGCCGCGTAGTTCCGGAGGGTACTCCAACTACGACCATAGGTTTAGTTACGAGGCAATCCGCAGGAAGTTACACAAAATGCAGGAGGATCAGGACTCTGGTTTGTTCGATGTAGTGAGAGTGTCGCCAAGCGACAAGTGTGTGAAGAACATCATTACCAATAAGTACTAAAGGAGTGCATCATGCTAGGTTCAACTGTTTCATTGGAAGAGTTCGCCCAGAGTGTCGCCACCGTAGGCCACAAGGTCTGTCTGATTGGCGAGGGTGAGATGGGTATTGGCAAGTCTGCAATGCTGTGGAAGGTGGCCGAGATGCTACCGACACACGAGCCAGCGTATATCGACTGCACGTTGCTCGACTTGGGTGACTTTGCGTTGCCGTACACCGTCGAGGAGAACGGTATCAAGGTGACTAGGTTTGCGCCCAATGCGCGGTTCAAGTTCCACATGGGCAAGCCCGTCATCATCATGCTTGACGAGATTGGCAAGGCGATGAAGGCTGTGAAGAACGTGTTGCTTACCCTCATGAACGAGGGACGGATCGGTGATCACTACCTACCCGCAGGTAGCATCGTGTTCGGTACGACTAACCTGATGGCCGAGGGTGTCGGTGACTTGTTGGAGCGTCATGCTCGCAACCGTGTCTGTAAGGTGCGTATCCGTAAGACTGATGCCGATACGTGGATTGAGAATTTTGCTATCCCGAAGGGACTGGATCCGACCGTGATCGCATGGGTCAAGCAGTTTCCACATTGCATGGCATCGTTCGACGACAAGTCTCAAGCAGACAATCCGTACATCAACCACCCAACGAAGGCGGGTCAGGATGCTTGCGTCACGCCGCGTACCTTGGAGAAGGCATCGTATATCGCAGAGCAGCGTGACAAGTTGGGATCAGCGGTGACTATTAGTTTGTTGGCAGGTGTCATTGGAGAGAGTGCCGCCCGCGACATGCAAGCGTTCTTCACCGTGGCAGATAAGTTGCCCACGTGGGATGCCATCACCACATCACCGGCCACGGCCAAGTTGCCTGACGAGACTATCGCTCGGTGTATCTGTGTGTTCAGCGCGTTGACTCGCGTCGAGAAGGACACGTTGGGCAAGTGGATGACGTACCTGCAACGGATGGACAAGGAGTGGCAAGCCCTGTTCGCCAAGTCTGTGATGCGGTCTCCGAAGCAATCGTTCTGCGTCATGAACAAGGAGTTCAAAGACTGGGCGTTGGCTAACGAGTGGATGTTCTGATTCATAAACAGGTGTTTACATGAAACTCACAGTAGAACAACGGATACAGAAGGCACACGTTGCCTTGATGAATGACCCGAAGTATTGCCTGTACTCTGGCATCTTCATGCTCGGCAAGGTTGAGGTATGCGATGACGTACCCACGGCATGTACCAACGGGCGCGATGTGAAGTACGGACGCAAGTTCGTGGGTAAGTTGACCGATGCAGAGTTGCGCGGGTTGATTCTGCACGAGGCCAAGCACAAGGCGTTCCGTCATCTGACTACATGGAAGAGTCTGTACAAGGAGGACGCACGACTGGCTAACGTCGCGTGTGATTACGTCATCAACCTACAGATTGTTGATGAGGACAAGGAAGGTAAGTTCGTCAAGTTGCCCGAGGGTGGGTGTCTGAACGAGCGGTTCCGTGGCATGGATGCCGGTGCTGTGTTCCGTCTGCTGAAGCAGCAAGGTGATGGAGGTGGTGGCGGTGAGCCACTCGACGAGCATGACTGGGAGAATGCCGATGAGATGTCACAACAGGAGAAGGAGGTACTCGCCAACGAGATTGACCAAGCGTTGCGACAAGGTGCGATTCTCGCCGGTAAGATGGGTGCGAATGTCCCACGGGATATTACGGATGCACTGACACCGAAGGTGGACTGGCGCGAAGTGTTGCGGGATTTCGTTACGTCATATTGTGCAGACCGTGACGAGAGTACATGGAAGCGCCCTGCCCGTAGGTGGATCGCACAAGATGTTTACATGCCATCGAGTATCTCTGATTCGCTGGGACGCATCGTCGTTGCAATAGATATGTCTGGCTCTATCGGTGCGGAGGAGATCGGGCAGTTCTTGGGCGAGGTCAAGTCGGTATGTGAGTCGGTGAATCCCGAAGCAATCGACCTGCTGTATTGGGACACGCAGATCTGTCAGCACGAGACGTACGAGCGGGATGCGTTGTCTGGTCTGCTGCAATCGACCAAGCCGCGAGGTGGTGGCGGGACTGATCCGCAGTGTATCCCCGAGTACATCAAGGCCAAGTCTATCAAGGCAGAGTGCGCGGTGATCCTGACCGATGGGTACGTACACCGATGGGGTGAGGGTTGGTCATGCCCTGTGCTGTGGGGTATCACGACCGAGAAGATCACGGCTCCGATTGGTAAGTCGGTAACGATTAAATAAACACTGTTTATAAATAGGAGTGCAATCATGATTCAGAATAGTGCAGTACTTGTTGACCTGAACATCAGCGTGTGGACGGGTCGCAAAATGGATAAGCGCGTGTCAGAACAAGTTGATGCAAGTAACAACACCAAGACTCGCGCAGGTAACTACCACAAGAAATTACTTGCAGGCACAGCGGCGTTGGATTCGCTTCATGCCGTGGTGGGTAAGGTTCGGCAATGGCATTACGACAACACGTTACCGTGGGCTGACAACGGTGCGAGGCTGCTGCCGATGGCTAACTTCTTTGATTACAAGGCTACGTTGGGTGACTTCAAGACGATGTTCTACTCAACATCCGAGGAGTTCTACGGGCAGTACAACGACCTTGTAAGTGCGGCTGCGTTCACGTTGGGTGATCTGTTCAATTCGAATGATTACCCTGCGCTTGAGGATATCCGCAAGAAGAATTCATTGCGTGTGACTTTCAGTCCCGTACCGGATTCGGGCGACTTCCGTGTGGATATTCCCGAGGAGTATCGCAAGGAGTTGGAGGCTATCTCGCAGGAGCGTATCGACTCAGCCATGAAGGATGCGTGGACGAGACTGCATGACTGCCTGAAACATATGTCCACGAAGTTGGCGGGTGAGCAGAAGCAAGTGTTCCGCGACACGTTGGTTACGAATGCGACGGATCTCTGCAACATCCTGAGCAAACTCAACGTAACAAATGATCCCAAGTTGGAACAGGCACGTCGCCAGCTCGAGTCTGCGTTGATTGGAATAGATGCTGCTGAGTTGCGTAAGAGCGACAACGTGCGTCTCGACGTTAAGACGCGAGTCGATGAAATCCTGAACATGTTTTAAGGAGGTGTGAAATGGTTTGGAATCATAGGGTGATGCGGTTCACAGAACCCGAGAGTGGGGATGTGTTCTATAAGTTCGTCGAAGTGTTCCATGAGAACGACGGTAAGTTGATTGGATACCACGATCCGTTCATGTGGAGCGAGACCCCCGAAGGTATACAGGAGTTGGCCGACCGTTTACTCATGGCAACGGCAAAGCCTGTGTTGGATGAGTCTGAGTTCTCTGATTTTGAGGAGATGTGAGATGAACCCAAGAAAGAGGGCGTACTTTGCTGCGTTTCGCCACGGGTTTTTTGGTGGCCTGTGTGCTGCGTGGATTCTGTTCGTGTTACTCACATGAACAAGTACAAACTAGACAGACTGCCGCCGCGCACCAAACTCTACGGGTGGGACTACAACAAATCCAAGGAGTTCCGCATGACTGGAAACGAGTGGATGCAGTACGCGAAGGTAGATGCGTTTAAGTTTGAGCATGGCAACGACGGTGCATATTCTGGTAATGGCATCGAAGTGTGGCTCGACGGTAAAGATATAAACGAAAGATAGGAGAGTGCGAAATGGATCTTAATACGTTAGTAGGAAAGGTGTACCGCCGTGGCGTGATTCACGGTGGGTTGATTGCCGTCATCACGGCTGCTATTTGGTTGCTTGTATAAACACTGTTTATAAATTGGAGTGCAACATGATTACCTATATCTCAAACAAACTGACCCCGCATCCGACGTTGGACATTCTGACCAAGCAACTGGTGCGTACTCACGTGAGCCGGTATCCAATCACTGCCGAGGTCACGGATGCCTCTACTACTTGTTTTTACGATGACCGCTACCGAGGCAAGGCAGTTATGGTTCTGACATACATTGGCGGTGGGCAGTTGTCGTTCCGTTCCCCGTTCATCAAGAACGAGAAGTACAAAGAGAACAATAGTAGTTACGAGACGAAGGTGACTAACAACATGACGAAGGCTAGGAAGATACTGGCCGATTGCGTCCGTCCATATACCCCGTACGAGTTGACCAAGTACAAACAGAACGACGCAAATAACGTATTCCTCGCTTGGAAGCATGAGTTCCACGACAAAGTTAGGAATGCCCTCAATTACTTATCGTCCAGTGATGTCTTGGATGACATCGCTAACTATGCAGAGACTGGTATTCCATATGGTACGAAAAAACTTCAAGCATTAGTGACTCCCGAAAACCTTGAACTTATCCGCGCTTCCAAAGAGCGAGACACGCCCACGCCCAAGAAACATGTTTATGTGCAGCCTGACGGCACGGTGTTTTATTGCACGACGGATAAGTCATGGGGGAGTTTCACGATGGGCGAAGTATCTACATGCAACAGCGTCTATGAATTGCCCGAGGATGTGCAGGGCAGCGTTGCCCTACTGCGTATGGTGGACGACAGGTCCGTGATCAACAAAGTCGGCCTAAGATTGGATACTAACAGTTTTTGGTTGTACTAACTCTTGCCTAAGTTAAAATCATGTGGTATTCATATACGGTGATACCAAGCAACTGGATAATGACTATAGGTATAAGGCGCGACGGAAGCACCTTTAAAAAGTGTACGTTGATCGACAAGCGTAGGATGAAGTCAACTACGTTTCGTATTGATAAACACTGTTTACCCGAGGCCGTATCAACCAAACTAGCAATGGTGAAAATGATGCGAGGTAGTTACGAAGTGTCGATCATCGGTGCGTGGCTAGGCGAGCAGATCATGGCAGTTGCTTTGGACAAAGACGAGTACAACAACCTACTAGGGATGACGTATGGCAACACCGGAGAGCAAGGTAAAGAAAAGCGTATACGCAACACTGGAGAAGTATCCGAACGTGTACAGGATAACCCCGACGACGGGGGGCTACGGTAGTTCTGGTGCGCCTGACATCGTGGTTTGTATGAGGGGTAGGTTCATCGGTATTGAGTGCAAAGCGAACGGCAACAAACCCACGGCATTACAGTTGAAGAACCTGAACGCCATCGTTGAAGCCGGTGGGTATGCGTTTGTGATTGACGAGGGGGCCATTGGTGTTTTTAGGATGGTGTTGGACTTAATAGTGTGGAACAAAGAACCACCTAAACTTTATGACTTCACAAGAGAACTCAACGACAAAGACACGACTGAAAACAAGTAAGGGTGTTGCTAAGCGGATCGTGCGTCTGGCTGTGTCTAGGTTTGCGATCAGCGTGAGCGACATCATGAAGACGTATAACTTTACGAATCGCCATGCCCAGAGGTATCTGGCGTGGCTGCAAGAGGAAGGACTCCTGTATCTGAGGTACAGGAAGAACCGACGAAACTATTATTCAGCGACGAGGAAGAGAAATGAAGTTAGAGAAATTGGGCGAAGCGTTAGCCGTAGCCAATGAGTATGAGATGGATGGTATCGACGTAGCCATCCTTGCTGCTGTGGCGGAGAAGCGGCGCACCGAGGGGGCGGCAACTATCATGCAGTTCTCTTCTGGCTTGCCTTTCGCGTCGTTTGGAACCATCCATGCGCGTGTCAGACGCATGGTGGACAAAGGGATTCTCACCAAGCAAATCAGGGAGGACAACCAGAGATACAAGGTTTTGGGCGATGGCCCAGTTATGGCGAAGTTCCTAAACAAGTTGAGTGATATCTAAATAAAAGGAGACTAGAGATGACTAAGAAGTACAAGGCGAACAAATCACAGGTGATCCGCAAGTTGTATGACTTGGGACACGATCCGAAAGAAATCCAGACGATGACCGACTACGGCAAACCACTGGTCGATGTTGTCATTCGTAACTACAAAGCCAAGAAGAAGGCTAGGAAGTCGAAGATCATAAAGGCTGTGGAAGAGATGAATCAAGTGTTGGATAAGATTGATCAGAGAAAGACATCTGATCTGGTTAACAGTCCACCGCACTATCGAACGGGTGGGATTGAGACTATCGACTTCATCGAAGCCAAGGATCTGAATTACCGTTTAGGCAACGTAGTGAAATATGTTTCCCGTGCCGGTAAGAAGTCTTCCGATCCGGTGCAGGACTTGGAGAAGGCTGCGTGGTACTTGCAGCGTGAGATTGCAGCGAGGAAGGGTGCGTGACCGAGAAAGACTACCTGCCACAGTACGCCGCAGAGTTAGTGCATGACTTGAAAGTACAAGAGAAGTATTGGCGCTACTCTGCAAATACCGCACTTAAACGATGGGGTAAAAATAATCCCGTATACAAAGAAGAATTTTCCAAGGCCGACGCATTTGAGATGACCGCAGATATGGTGCGTAATGCAGTACACATTGTTCTGCCATTGAACGGTCAAGTGTATGTACCTGCGTCTACTAAAATTTATACACCCGAAGAGTGTGAGTCCGCTCACGCCTTGCCGCATGTACTGACCACGTTTGAACACGCAGCAGACAAGGATTACTTCACGGTATCTGACGCTGCTGAGTATCCAGACGCTATGGTTACTCTGGCCGTGGACTTCAAACAGAACGGTGATGAACCAGAAAAGTATACGAACTCGAAACTGCCCGATAGATACCCAGTTTCGATGATGGGCTTCTATCGTTTTAGTAAGAATAGTAATACTGGTACTAGGTGGGTACTGAACGATCACTACATGACTATGTATACGCCGCTTGTGTATACCAATGGAGGCACACAACTCGGGCTTAGTTGTGTATATACGAAAGAAGGGCTATACGACAACGAACACAACCCAACAGTCAGTTGGGATGTAGTGGATCAAATCCATACTAGTTTAAACGGGCACATGGAAACAGTAGTCCGAGCCTGTCACGCACTGCGCGTCGGTGCAGTATTGGAGGAGCGTCAGGAGAAGTCCTATACACGCAACAGAACATTTCAGAAGAAGGGCGTTGGTGGGTTTGAGTACCACGTGTTGAGACTGCCACACGGCACGGTCAAAGAGACGTTGGGTAGTCGATCCGGTGGCGAGCGTGATGCCCCGAGGTATCACTTCAGAAGGGCGCACCTACGTAATTTGTCCAAGGGAACTCAGACGTTCGTGCGTTCGTGTTTCGTTGGCAATCGTGAGAAGGGCGAGGTTCAGAAAGAATACAAATTAGAGAGCGGGGTAGCAGCATGATCCGATGGATATTCGACTTCTTTAGGAAGTTTGATGCGGCACGGCGTAGGGAGTGGGGGCGGGTTCCGCCCCCCGAGTGGGCAGCAAAACGTGGGGGGAGGGAGTACTGGTGAATCAAGCCACAGACAACATCGACGATGCGGGTTGCCGCAGGATGTGGGCAGCGGTTGTCTACCAAGCCGTGAAAGACATGACCGGCGAAACTACTAGGCGTCCCGCTATCAATTGGATGTATTCAGATGGTTCGGGTCCGGGGTCGATGCGGTGGATCTGCGACATGTTGGATTTGGACTACCACAAACTAACCCAGTTGTGCATGACTAGATCTGGACGGGCGAAGATTCTACGGTGGAGTCCGGACATAGACGGCAAGAAAAGCCCGAGGTCTATGAAATGAAACACAGCAAGGTAACTCTTACATTTGACCAGTACAAGATCCTATTGGAGCGCAAGCAGAAGGCCAACGGCAGGAACGTCAAGTACAAAGACTTGATCCAGCAGTGGGGTATTCCGCACTACCACCTATCGACGGCGGTGTACCGTGGGATCAAGCAGTACGACTACAGAATTTGGAAGGGTGAGGCATGAAAAACCTGTGGGGCGACGATGTTTTCTTAGCACTAGCCAAGATCCGCGAGCAGGGCTTGTGGGATGAAGCCGATTTGGTGTCGAAAGAGATGCTCGCTCTACAAGCCGAAGTAGTCTATCTACGGCGACGTATTGAAACATCTATACAAGACCGAGATGTGTTCAAAGCAGAGTTTGATATGTAATGTGCCATGAAGATTACTTACCGACAAATCGACGCTTCAGATCCAGATAACAAGCAACTGCTTAAAGTAATGCAAAAGGCTTGCCTCCCGGCTGACGGTCTGTACTTCCCCGAAGACGGGGTGTGGTGGGTGGCGTATCACGCAGACTTGGCTGTTGGCTTCAGTTGTTTATCTCCATCTCAACAGTTGGAGGACGGCATATATCTAGGGCGTTGTGGAGTAGGTAAGGCGTACAGGGGGCGGGGCATACAGAGACAGATGATCCGATTGAGGATTCAGTGGGCTAGAAGGCATGGGTATAAATGGGCTGTGTCGGATACCACCGACAACATACCTAGCGCCAACAACTTGATCTCATGCGGATTCAGACTGTACACCCCGAAGGTTCCGTACTCGTTCGCAAGAGCGTTGTACTGGCGTAAGAGGTTGTAGGATGGGGTTCAAAGATCCAGTTATACGTAAGAGTAAGCAAAAACTATATTCAAAGAGGTACTACGAGAAGAACAAGAAAGAAATAATTAAGAAGGCCAAGACTAGTAAAGACAAATCCAGACAAGAGTGGATTGCATACAAGTCAGAGAAGCGGTGTAGTCATTGCAGGAAGAAGCACCCTGCGATTATTGACTTTCATCACGTAATCAAAGAAGGTAAGCGATCCGTCAATCATTTAGCGGTCAAAAAATCTAATGTACAAGAAGCGATCAAGGAAGCCGAAACCAAGTGCATACCGTTATGCTCAAACTGCCACCGAATCCTCCACTGGCACGAGACACAACGAACCATGCGAAAGCGGAGAAAGAAACGTGGCAGTTGAAGATGACATATTGGACTTGATTCGTGCGCTCCCAAATGAGATAAACGACAAGTCTACAACTACAGAATTCAAGTTCTTAACAGTGGGCAGCGTACTGTGGCAGTGCTACCACGAGATTAGGCATTTGAGAGAAGAATTAGAGGAAGCAAGACGTGACAATAGTCAAACGCGAGAGAAGATGTACTGAGTGCAAGCGTAAGTTTGCAACCCCCGAATCATTCAGGGCACACCGATATTACGAGATCGGTAGTTGTAGATCCGTAGAGTCGTTAGCCGCAGCCGGGTACATAGAGACCGGAAAAGGCTGGATACTAGGTAGAGCGTCTAAAAATAAATGATAACCGTAGACTTTGAAACGTATTACGACAAGGACTATTCCCTGTCGAAGATGACCACGGAGGAGTACATCCGTGACGACCGCTTTGAAGTAATAGGGGTGGCTGTTGCTGTAGATGACGATCCGCCGGAGTGGTTTAGTGGCACACATAAAGAAACTGCTGCATGGCTCAATCAGTTTGACTGGTCTAACTCACTCGTACTGGCACACAACACCCAGTTCGATGGGGCGATCATGTCTTGGGTATTCAATATCAAGCCGAAGGGATGGCTAGACACACTGTGCATGGCGAGGGCTAAGCATGGCGTGGAAGCGGGGGGAAGTCTCAAGGCTCTGGCCGAACGGTACAACCTTGGAGAAAAAGGCAATGAAGTTCTTAACGCGCTTGGGAAACGGCGTATTGATTTTTCTAGCGAAGATCTCGCTAAGTATTCTAATTATTGTATTAATGATGTTCGCCTTACCACTGATCTTTTTAGTAGGCTTGTTGAAGACTTTCCTAAAGGAGAACTCAAGGTAATAGATCTTACCTTGCGTATGTTCATTGAGCCTACGCTGGAACTGAATCTCCCTTTGTTGGAATCCCACCTTGTCTCGGTGAAGGACAAGAAAGCCAAGTTGCTCGCAGCGGCACAAGCAGACCGCGATACGCTGATGAGTAATGACAAGTTTGCAGAACTGCTTATGAGTCTTGGCGTGGAACCACCGAAGAAGATAAGCGCCCGTACGGGTAAGGAAGCGTGGGCATTTGCCAAGACCGACGAAGGGTTCAAGGAACTACTGAGCCATCCTGACCCACGAGTCCAGACCCTTGTTGGTGCGAGACTGGGGACCAAGACCACCCTTGAAGAGTCACGTACACAGAGGTTTATAGACATCGCCCTACGTGGCAGTTTGCCAGTACCCATCAAGTACTACGCAGCGCACACCGGACGGTGGGGCGGGGACGACAAGATTAACTTGCAGAACCTACCTTCTCGCGGGGCTAACGCAGGGAGACTGAAGGCCGCGATTACTGCACCGAAGGGTTACGTCATCATCGACTGCGACTCCTCCCAGATCGAAGCCCGTACGGTGGCTTGGCTTGCAGGGCAGCAGGATCTAGTCGATGCGTTCGCCAAGGGTGAGGACGTATACAAGATCATGGCATCGGCCATCTACAACATACCCACAGAAGAAGTTACGAAGGATCAGCGGTTCGTAGGTAAGACCACGATTCTCGGAGCCGGGTATGGGATGGGGGCTGCGAAGTTTCAGTTGCAGTTGAAGACATTCGGTGTCGATACCGATCTCGACGAGTGCAAACGAATCATCGACGTATATCGGCGCACCTACCCGGCCATCCCCGCACTATGGAGACAAGGCCAGAAGTGCCTTGAGTCCATCCCAACAGTGAAGGCTGCTGACTTTGGTGTGGTTGACGCTGTGTTGTTTGACCCCCGCGAATACGGGTTCCAGTTGCCTAGTGGGTTGTGGCAGCGGTACGAGGGTTTGAAGAAGGTCGAAGACGCCGAAGGGAAGGCTCAGTACGAGTACTGGACTAGGCGTGGCGCGGTCAAGATCTATGGTGGCAAGGTTGTTGAAAACATTTGCCAAGCCGTGGCAAGATGTGTAATCGCGGAACAAATGTTACGGATTTCAAAAAGATACAAAGTGGTTCTCACGGTACATGACGCTGTTGCCTGTATCGCTCCTGAAGCGGAAGCCGAAGAAGCGCAGAGGTATGTGGAGGAGTGTATGCGGTGGCGACCGTCATGGGCATCTACCCTGCCACTCAACTGCGAGTCAGGCATGGGTAAAAGTTACGGGGATTGTTAATGTCTGCTTCATACACATGGTCTTATTCGTCACTCGACCTGTTCAATCAGTGTCCACACAAGTACTACCGACTGAAGGTAAAGAAGGACATCAAGGAGCCAATCAGTGACCACCTTGTGTATGGGCTAGACGTTCACAAAGCAGCGGAAGACTTCATCGGAAAGGGCACTCCGATACCGGAGAAATACAAGTTCATAGAACCCGCCCTGCTCAAACTGAAAGCCTACGAAGGCGAGAAGTTGTGCGAGTACCGCATGGGTCTGACCAAGAATCTGGAACCCTGTAAGTTTTTCGACAAGGGTGTGTGGTGGCGCGGCGTAGCAGATTTGATCATCCTGAACGGTGACTCTGCAAAAATCGTGGACTACAAGACTGGTAAGTCGTCTAAACATGCTGATACGAAACAGTTGGAGATCCTGTCGCTGGCGGTGTTCAAGCACTTCCCACAGGTCAAACGGGTAAAGGGTGGGCTGCTGTTCGTGGTGGCTAACGACTTTGTGAAGAATGAGTATGACGCCGAACAGACTGATGTGTATTGGCAGCGATGGCTAACCAATACGGCACAACTAGAGAAGGCGTTTGAAGTAAACGTATGGAATCCCCGGCCTAACTTCACGTGCAAGAATTGGTGTCCGGTTAAAGATTGCACACATAACGGGAGGTAAACATGGCTCGTGACTACCGTCGTGAATACGACAACTACCAAGGCAAACCTGAACAGATCAAGAACCGCGCTAAGCGCAACTCTGCTCGCGCCAAGATGATGCAAGCCGGGCGCGTACGTAAAGGCGACGGTAAAGATGTTGACCACAAGGTTCCGCTCAGCAAGGGCGGGTCAACTAAGGCCACCAATCTGAAAGTTACTAGCGTCCACGCGAACCGTTCGTACAAGCGTCAGAAGGATCGGAAACCTGCCTAATGCAGATCATAGATAACAAAGCGTTGCTAATTAGAGTGCGTGAACCGGGGCGTATTACGTCTGCGATTCGTACAGCAAAGCAACTGAACGATACTGATGTGCTTGTGAAGTGGGGCTTAGAAGAGGCCCAGATCCTGAAGAACTTGCGGCTGAAAGATGTGCCCTCGCCAATTATGCGAGATTACGCATGGTCTGGACTTCAGAAGCCGTTCAAGCACCAGTACACCACGGCATCGTTCCTGACTCTGCATCGACGGGCTTTCTGCTTTAACGAGCAGGGTACGGGTAAGACGGCATCTGCTATCTGGGCTGCTGACTACCTGATGAAGCAAGGGCTAGTGCGGCGTGTGCTTGTGCTGTGTCCGTTGTCGATCATGCAATCCGCATGGGAGAACGACCTGTTCAAGTTTGCTACGCACCGTACGTGCGCTATCGCCCATAGTTACTCCAGAGAGAAACGTATCAAAGCCGTGGAGGGCGATGCAGACTTTGTTATCTGTAACTTCGACGGACTGGATATCGTTAAAGAAGCGGTGATCAAGAACGGGTTTGACCTGATCATCATCGACGAGGCTAACGCCTATAAGAACGTATCCACAAAGCGATGGAAGGTATTGAACTCGATACTTACTCCATCGACATGGGTATGGATGATGACGGGTACGCCAGCGGCGCAGTCCCCCACGGATGCCTACGGACTCGCCAAGATTGTTAATCCGAACAACGTACCGAAGTTTTTTGGGGCATTCCGGGACAGGGTGCTGACCAAGATCACGCAGTTTAGGTGGGTTCCTAGGCCACAATCAGAACAGATTGTCCACGAGGCACTGCAACCTGCGATTCGGTTCACCAAGGACGAGTGTCTGGATCTGCCTGAAATGACTTACGTCATGCGTGACATCCCGCTGACCAAGCAGCAGAAAGCCTACTACGAAGAGATTCGTAAACAGATGTTGACAATTGCTGCGGGTGAGGAGATCACGGCGGTCAATGCTGCGGCAAGCCTGAACAAGTTGCTCCAGTTGTCGTGTGGCGCGGTCTACTCGGATAGTGGTGAGGTGGTGTCGTTCGATGCGCGGAACCGAATGGAGGCGTTACTGGAGGTTATCGAAGAGGCAAGCCAGAAGGTAATCATCTTTGTTCCATATCGTCATGCTATTGAGATCATTGCCGAGGAACTGAAGGCTAATAAAATATCTTGTGAGATCATCAATGGCGCAGTACCGGCTAGCCGACGCTCCGAAATATTCAAGAAATTTCAAGAGACTACGGAGCCGCGAGTGCTTGTCATTCAGCCTCAAGCGGCTGCACATGGTGTCACGCTACACGCAGCCAACGTGGTTGTCTGGTGGGGTCCAATAACGTCTATTGAGACTTACTTGCAAGCAAACGCTCGTGTCCACCGTGCGGGTCAACATCACCCCTGTACGGTAGTACACTTGCAGGGCAGTCCGGTTGAGAAGCGCATATACAAGATGCTGTCTCAGAAGTTGGACGTGCATACCAAGTTGATCGAACTCTATCGAAATTTTATTGAGGAAATCGCTTGACAGTGTAAAGAAGATGCTATAAATTCTTAGACCCACAAGGAGAATATATGAGTGCAATGAACGCTGAAAAACTTGCGGAAGTCTACGTGAAGATTCGTGAGGCACGTAGAGAGTTGGCCAAAAAAGACGAAGATCTAAAGGCACAACTCGACGTTATTACTGAGCAGTTGCTTGAGATCTGCAAAGACCAAGGGGCTACCACTATCCGCACACAACACGGTACGATCTCACGGCGTGCCAACAAACATTACTGGACTAGCGACTGGGATTCGTTCTTCAGATTTATCAAAGAGCACGACGCCTTTTCGCTTATGCAGCACCGTATTAACAACAATAATATGGCGCAGTTCCTTGAAGAGAACCCAAACCTTCACCCGCCCGGGTTACAGGCAGACATCAACCCGACTATCGTAATTGTGAAACGCTAAGGAGCGCATATGAGTACTGATCTCGCTATGCTGGATTCAGGGCTTCCAGACTATCTCAAGACCCTGAAAGTTGACGACACTACCAAAGCCCTCATGGGTAGCGGTGGTGGCACGGCTGTCAAGCGCATCTCCATCAAGGGCGGTGTGTGGCGACTTATGGTCAACGGTAAGGAGATGGCCCAGAACGAAGACCGCCATCTTAATGTTGTTATTGTCAACGCGGCCCCAAAGGTCTCTCGTACTTACTACGCACAGCAGTATCAGGAAGGTGGTGAGGTCGTCGCCCCTGATTGCTGGTCTGCCGATGGTGAGGTGCCAGATGCCAAGGCTACGTCCCCGCAGTCCAAGCGATGCCTTGACTGCCCGATGAACATGGCCGGTTCCGGTCCGGGTACTAGTCGCGCTTGCCGCTACAGCCAGCGTATTGCTGTCGCTTTGGCAAATGATATTGGTGGAGACATCTTCCAGTTGACATTGCCTTCTACATCCATCTTTGGTGAAGGTGCTGCCGGTAAGTGGCCGCTCCAGTCTTACGCTAAGTTCCTTGGTGGTAAGGGTATTCCGATCACGGCGGTCGTCACCGAGATGCGGTTCGACACGAACAGTTCGACGCCGAAGATCAACTTCAAGCCAGTAAGTTTCTTGGATGCTGCACAGCACCAACGCGCTATTGACCAAGGCGCTACTGACGCTGCCAAGCGAGCCATTACGATGACTGTGGCTGAAGCAGACGGTACTAAGCCGAAGGCCAAAGCAATCGCTGCCCCAGTGCAGGAAGCCGCTAAGGTTGAAGAGGACGCTCCCGAGCCGGTAAAGCGTGTCTCCAAGAAGGCCGAAGAAGCCGCTGCTGGTAAGCCAGACTTGTCGAAGATCCTCGCTGATTGGGATGACTAATGGCATCCCGGGGCTACTCGACACTGATGGTTCAGGCGATCTACGACGCTAATCCGTTTTTCTTGGGGGTCAAACTCGCCAAGATATGCGTCAGATTGAACATCCCAGTAACGGATGTTGCCGAGTACCTGAACGTGAGCCGACCAACTGTGTACTCATGGTTTATTGGTAAGCGTGATGTGTCTTACAAATACGCAACTCAGGTTGAAAAGCTAATAGACAAATTAGCTTAGCGGTAGATGGGCTAGGTTAGCTACCGAAAAGGGCATTGCCGTCTGCCCCTGCCCATTCTATTTGACGGCTTTTGAGGACGGCTATGCTTTCACGTAAGGACTTTCTTGCCCTCGTACTACCACCATTAGATGAGGGTGAGTCCTACTGTACTGTTGGCATCAAGGAAGATGGTGACGACAAGGATGTCGTCCAACGCTTTGTAGGTAGCATTGATGAAATATGCGACCACGCTGACGAGTTTGTAGATAAGACGTACAACGCATTTTATGGTATGGCGAAGTATGGCCCAGAGGGACGCCGTACAACCAAGAACGCTGTTGCCTTAAAGTCGTTTTATATAGATCTCGACTGCGGTCCGGGCAAGCCATTCACTGATCTGAGTGAGGGTATGCTCGCACTTCGTGCGTTCTGCAAGGTAACTGGATTGCCCCGCCCGACTGTAGTTAAGTCTGGTACGGGTGCCCATATCTATTGGGTCTGCAAGCAATCCTTACCACGCGAGAAGTGGACGGGACATGCGGAAAAACTGAAGGCTCTCTGCGTAGAGCACAAGTTCGAAGTAGATCCGGTCGTTACTGGTGAGGCGGCTCGCATTCTCCGTATTCCGGGGACGATGCACGTAAAGGATCCTACTAACCCAATCCCGGTTGAGGTTCTGTACGCTGCCCCCGAACTGGACTATGCCGACGTAGAGAAACTTCTTGAACCAAGTTTCGACATTCTCGCTGGTTTAAATAAGCAGAGTTACAAGCAACAACTTGACCCGCTTACGTTGTCCCTGATGGGCAACAAGGTTGCAAAATTCAAAGACCTTCTGGTGGCATCACTGGAGGGTAAGGGCTGTGCCCAGATCGCACACATCTACAACGAACGAGAAACCCTGTCATACGATATGTGGCGGGGTGGGTTGAGTATTGCCCAGAAGTGTTCTGACCGTGACAAGGCTATCCATGTCATATCTCAAGGTCACTCCGGATACTCGGCTGAACATACGGAGAAGATGGCTAACGGGACGAATGGCCCGTACACCTGCGAGCGGTTCCGTCTTCTGAATCCTACGGGTTGTGAGGGTTGCCCCCACAAGATCGTGACGCCTATTGCGCTGGCTGAACGGGTGGTGGAAGCCACTCCAGAAGACAACGTAGTTGTAGAAGTCGAAGAGATAACGAAGGAAGAGAAGCAATACACGATTCCCAAGTATCCGTTTCCGTTCTTCAGAGGTAAGAACGGCGGTATCTACAGAAAGACCAAGAAAGAGGCGCAGGATGGAGAGGAAGTTGAAGTAGACGAACTGATCTTCAAGCACGACTTCTATGTTGTGAAGCGTATGGTCGATCCCGATCTGGGCGACACATTGCTATTGAGATTCCATACCCCCATGGACGGGGTTCGGGACTTCATCATGCCGACCACAACATCTATATCGAAAGAAAAGTTCATGACGCTTGTAGCCACGCACGGCGTAGTTGTG